TTTGATGGAAAGTTTACTTCATCTAAAAATCTTGCTAATGTACGCCTACGTGTAACTTTTGCAGCCGATAAATCAGAAAAAGGTGTTGTTTGATTTACTAATAAAAGTATAGTGGTAATTGTTCCAAGAAGATTTGAAAAAGTTAAAGTAGGTCTTGGAAGCTTTCCTTCCCCAGAATATTTAAAACCTTTTGCCTCACAAGGCATCCTTGCATATGTGTTAGATTGCCATACAATATCTAAACTATCTTTCATATTATTTCCAGCATGAAAAAGATAGACAGTAGGTTCTGTAATTGTTGAATTTACATTAAAAGAAACATTACCACTTGTAGATTGTGAAGCTGTTGCTGTGACTATAAATGTATTTGCATCTGGAACTGTTTGAATAGTATAAATTCCATCAGTAGCATTACCAGATGTAAAATCAAGACTTAATATCAAACCGATTGAAAACCCATGACTGTTTAAAGTGATCGTTATAGTAGTGCCACTTTGAGAATATGTAGCTGTCTTTGCAACCTTTGTATAATGAACATCAGGTTTTAATTCAACAGAAAATAATTCAATAATTGATTTATTTGTTAGTTGTTGTAACTCAGGAACAGGATTAGCCATTTATGGTTCAAATACCTCTCTAAATGTTGTTGTAATAACGGCTCTGTTATTATATGGAATTTGTTTAGCCCAAGAATCACAAACAAACTTTCCTTCACCAGAAAGAGTAAAATTAACATTTGTAGGAGAAGTCACTAAGGCACTATCAGCAGCAGTGGAAGTAACTGTGAAAGCATCATCACTGGTGACAGATGCAACAGCATAAGACCCATCAGTAGGCCCAGAACTAAAATCAACTGTTAAGACATCACCTATCGCTACACCATGATTTGTGAAAGTTATAGTAATGGTAGTCCCTGCACCTCCACTGCCATTCGATTGAACAAAAGTACCTGTCTTTGCACTAAAGCCTTCTGCTGGTGGGGTGAATGTAAAGCTAGCCTGATCGTTCACCCTGCTTCTTAAAAATGCTTCTATGACATCTGACTGCTCTTCAGAGACTACAAAAGTTAAATCATATATTTTGGGGTCTTGAGAAAATGGCAAGCCGTATAATGCCCTAAATTCATAACCATCGCCAAGCCTTGAAACTTTAACTTTTGGTTTGCTTTGTTTTCTCATTCCGTAGGTCGGAGAGATATTTGGAAAACTTGCCATTATCTATTTAATAAACCTCCAGCCCTTTGTTCTTGAACTATTGTAGTTTGTACCACAGAAGCTATTAGTTGTCCAAGTGCTTGTCCTTCTGTTTGGCTGCCTGAGACAGAAGAGCCAGAGGCATTAACGGAAACATTAACAATATTAGTTGTACCTCCTCCAAGTTTGTTATTTGGAATTATTGTACCAGCAACTTTTGGAACGAATAATTCTGGCCCTCTTTCACCTACAACTGATGCTTTTCCAACTGGTGGCCTCCCACCATCTGCAAATAATCCTCCAAGTATACTTCTAAGAAATCCTCCAAGCCCTTTTCCTCCATCTTTCCCTTTACCAAAGTTCTCTCCAAATTGACCAATTAATTTATCAAGTTGAGCGTCAATAATTTTATCTCTAATTTTATTCAATACATTTGTCATAGCCTCTCCAAATGTTTTTGCTCCAGTAATAGCGTCCCGAAGATTATTTTTTATACCAGATTCAATTTCCTCACCTACAGCAGCCATTGTATCTTTAAGTTTTTTTGCAGCCTCTTGTTTCTTTTCAATAAGCAATTTACCTTCTTTTAACTCTTTATTAATTTCTAAATTATTTAATAATTCTTTTAACTGCTCACCTTTAAACTTTTTTTGTAATTCTATTTTTTCTAATTCAAATTCTTTTTGAATTTTTGCTTCTGCTGTTAATTCTTTTGATATTTCGTTCCTTTTACTAAGATTTTTGTTTGATTCTTCTAAATTTTTCTTTATTTTTTCAAATTCAATAGAAAGTTCCCTTGCTTCGGCTTTTTCTAATGCTTCCTCTAAAAGACCTAGTTTATTATTTGCAGCTTCAATATCTTTTACCAACCCTTTTGCTTCTGCTGATCTTCCATCTGTTTCTAATGTTTTTAATAAAACTCTTGTGCTTTCAATGGCATCTTTAGTATCATTTATTCTTGCCGTCAAATCTGCAACACTACCTTTTTCCAATAAATCATTAAACTCTTGTTGAATATTTTTTGTCTTCATTAAACTTGCGGCAAGCATACCAAGAGCAATAACAACTAAACCTATACCAGTTTTTGCAAGTGCCACTTTAAAAGTATTTGCTGCGATTGCCGCAGTAGCAAAGCCAGCAGATGTAGCCGCTAATGTTGCCTTTGTTCCAACTAAAATTCCTGTAAATATTTTAAATCCAGTAGCTAATCCAATAATATTTAATTTGAGAGCTATCATTTGAGGAATAACAAATGCCGCAGCCACAGATAAAGCCTTAATCGCTAAAACAGCACCTGTAATAATTAAGGCAACTTGGCCTTCTTCACTATCAATGAAATTTGTAAAAGCATCTACTAATGAGGCTAAAGCTACTGCTCCGTCTGCCAAAGCAGGGGTAAGTTTTGATCCAATGGTAAGCTGTAATTCTAATAATTCATTATTTAATTTTTTAAACTTTTCTGCTGGTGATTCGTCAATAATTTCACTAATTTGTTTTCCTAAACCCTCAGCAGATTTTGATAATGCTCTAATAATAATGTCAGATTTAAGTAAGCCTTTTGATGCAAAATCTTTCAATTTACCAGATGCTATTCCTGTTTCATCAGAAATAGCTTTTAGTAGCTGTGGAACTTGCTCTGCAATACTTCTAAATTCATCACCTTGCAAACGTCCAGAACCCAAACCCTGAGCCAACTGCGTAAACGCTGCACTGGCTTCTGTAGCATTTAAACCAGCAATTTTAGCAATACTGTTAAATCCAAAAAATGTTTTTTCAATGTCAGCTAATTCAACTCCTAAAGGTCTTAATCTTGCAAAAATATCAGTAATTCCTTGAGTTGCCTCAACAATAGATAAATTAAATTGATCCTGTGCTTTTGTGACAAGTTTTTGAACTTGTGCAAACTCTCCAAATTCTGAGGTAAGAACTCTCATCCTTATTTGTAAAGCTTGAAAATTAGCTGTAGATTTTACTGTATTTCTTGCAAGTAATCCTATCCCTATTCCAGCAATGGCAGTTCTTAACCCACCAAAAGACTTTTGTAATTGATTAGTTTTATTATTTACATTTTGCAAGGCTTGAGTAGCACCTCTTGCATCAACTGTTAATTTTACATTTGCCTGAGCCACAAATAAAAAAAGCCTTTATTATATATTACCTTGAATTGCGTTTTTGTCGTTGCAAAGCTTTTTTTTCTTCGTCA